AAACTTTGGCGAGAACTTAGAGATTATGTGATTGCTAGAGATATGGGGTATGATTTAGGAGTTCCGGGTGTCAATATCGATGGCCGAGTATTGGTTCATCATATGATTCCTGTGACCGAAGAAGATTTATTAGACTGGAATGAGGATATCCTCCTCAATCCGGATTTACTAATAACAACTTCCTACGAAACTCATGCTATAATCCATTATAAGAAAGTTTATCCCGAATCTGATTATATTGAAAGAACACCTGGAGACACTAAATTATGGTGAGGTGGATATGACAATTTTAAAAGACGTAAAGTCTGTTTTAGATTTTGCCTCAGAAGAAGACACTGGGTTTGATTCACGATTAATCATGGAATTAGAAGGTATCATTGGCGAATTGTCGCAACTAACTTTACTCAACAAAGACTTTGTTATGAGTGAAGAATCAAATTGGGAACAATTATTGAATACCAATGACAACCACTTACTTCGATTAGTTAAGCAGTATGTTTACCTAAACATCAGAATTAAATTCGACCCTCCCGCCGGGAGTGTACTTTCTTCATTGGAAAAATCTATTCAATCTACTGCTCATCGTATAATCATCCAAAAGGAGGAGTTTAATGAGCAACAATCAAAAACTGCTCCAAGCGATTGACGATATTCGAGAAGATTCCTTTGAACATCATGGAGTCAAAGGAATGAAATGGGGAGTACGCAAGTGGTATTCAAATACTAACCTTGGACGGTCTAGACAAGCTAAGAAAGAACAAAAGGCTGCTCTTTCTGCTTGGCAACATAAGTATGGAAACATGCATAAGATGACTTCCAAAGATTTAGAAAAAGCCACTAGACGCCTCAGATTGGAGAATGACTTCGCTGAGCAGATGAAACGTTCTAACGCTATTAATGCTAAGCAACGTGGAAATGCCGTTACTAAATTTGGTACGGCTGTTGGAAAATCAGTTCTTAATTCAGTCGTTGATTCTGGTGTGAAAACATTAACTAATGACTTAATGAGAAATAAACCTGACGATTATAGTCCATTTACAGTTGATGCTCTTAATGCAGCTAGAAAATTGAAAAAAAAGCATTACGACACCGTTAATATAGGTCGAGAGATGCAAGAAATTGGTAAGCTTGCAGGTGGACTATTTAGAAAATAGGAGATAACGTTTTGGTATTATCCAATAAAGCTTATCCGGAAGAGTATATGAAATTTAAGGAGCAAGTTCTTAGAGGTGAAATTCCGGTCAATCGGATGGTATCGCTGGAAATGAACCGAATTGACTTCTTGATTGAGTCACCGGATTATTACTATGATAATCAAGCGATTGAGGGCTTTGTGCGATTTTGCGAAAACGAGATGACCCTAACATATGTTAGTGTTTTTCCTCTTCTCCCGTCCTTTAAATTAGGGGCCGAATGTCCCCTCGCTTGGTTCTACATTTCCGAAGACAATGTGTATAATCCAAAACTCGGTAAATGGGAAATAAAAACCAAATTCAAGAGACTCACAACCAAACAATATCTCATTGTTGGACGTGGGGCTGCAAAATCTCTATATTCAACATATATGCAAGCATACATGTTGTTGATAGATACATCTACCACCCATCAGATAGTTGCTGCGCCAACTATGAAACAAGCTGAGGAAATTATGGGTCCATTTAGAACAGCTTTAAGTAGAGCTAAAGGACCTCTGATTCAATATATGGTTCAGGGATCTAAAATGACCGGTAATCTAACTCAGAAACAATTGTTGGCCTCTACCAAGAAGGGTGTTGAAAATTTTGCCACGAATAGTCTATTAGAAATACGACCTATGTCCGTCGATAAGTTACAAGGTCTAAGATGTAAATATGCATCTGTTGATGAATGGCTATCTGGAGAAGTTCGAGAAGATGTTATCGGTGCAATCGAACAAGGTGCGTCTAAGAATGACAACTATCTCATAATCGCGACATCTTCCGAAGGGACTGCTCGTGATGGAGTTGGAGATACTATTAAGATGGAATTGGTTGATATATTGGAAGGCAGATATTTTAACCCACATGTGTCCATTTGGTATTATCGATTAGACGATGTTCGAGAGGTTGCTTATCCAGAACT